AGTTAGTCAATCGGGGATAAGAATTGATTATTGGATAGATTGAGAAGGATAAGATAGGTTTAATCAGGCTTAACANTAATCATTTATCCTCTTTTTATAATNATACTATTTAAGAGGATTAAACACCAGATTGACAGGCTTATAAGCCTATTAGTTANAATATAGCTATAATCANTAAAAGCCTGTTAAATACCAGATTGACAGGCTTAACCGATACCCGTTTAAAAGCCTTAAAAGCCTTGCCATAACGTTTTCAGGCTTTGGGAATGGTATTACAAGGCTTTTTCGGTTAGTCAAATTTCAAGGTTTTTTTCTCAATAAATTCAATAAGTTATAAAGGGAAAAAGACAGGCTTGCCATGCCTAAAAAGGTTAAAAAGGGNGAAAACCTATAGATATGTTCTCCTCATATTTTTTACTATTCCAAAAAATCATACTTTTCTTAACAAATCCTGTATATGGTTTTACTCTCTTTTCATTCAATATAATTNGNTAATACTTTTTAAAATCGTAAGAAGTTTGAAGAGTAAAATGTAAATATTGAAATTTTTTTCACTCTATTTTAGAAAAATCATACTTTTAATATTGAATAATTAATAGAAGAATCTTTTAATCCTGATGTAATTGTATTTATATTCAAAGAAGGGAGNATCTTTATGCCTGCAACAAAATCACAATTGTTAAAAGGACGATTGAACACAAAAACTGCAATTAAATATAATGCTGCTAATCCTGCTGATCCTGTTATTGGTATGTACAAGCAGTCTGTTTTATTGGATGTATTGAACAAGTACAAAGGAAAATTGACTTCTACTGCTAATGCTTTAGGCATCACTCTTTTGACAATGCAGGGGTATATTAAAAAGAGCAAGATACTTCAAGAGTGCATTGTTGCATTTGGTGAAGCTGAACTTGATAAAGCTGAACTGAAGTTAGATGAACAAATTGACAAAGGTAATCTTGCTGCTATTCAGTTNATGCTCAAGTGTAAAGGAAAAGAACGNGGTTGGACTGAGAAAAGTGAACTGTCGATTGAAATGGCTAAACCCATTACGTTCAAGTATAATGTAGTGAAGCCCAAGGAAGAGAAGAAGTAATTCTATGGGANGAATGACTGGCAGACCTCATGGTCGTCCAAAGGCTTTTACTGGTAATAAGATTTCTCCAAACATTGCTATTACTGATGTNTTCATTCAGAACAAACAGTCAAAGTCAATTGTTCTTGCTAANAGAGGGGGTGCTCGTTCAAGTAANTCATATTCAATCATACAATTGTTAGTTGAACGGTTCTTTGGTATTCCTGGACGACAAATCCTAATGCTCAGAAAAACATTACCTGCATTACGGAAATCTACATATAAAGATTGTATGTCATATATTGAACGATTAGGTCTTTCTGGTAGGATACATGAACAACGACAAGAACTAACTCTTGATTATGGTAGTTCAACTATTCAATTTGGTGCTTTAGATGATCCTACAAAGATCAAATCTACACAATGGAATGACATTTTTATGGAAGAAGCTACAGAATTCACTTATGAGGATTTTGTTGTTCTTCGTACTCGATTGTCTGCCCCCGTTCATAAGACTATTCCAAATCAATTACATTTAGCTTTTAATCCTGAAGATGAATATCATTGGATTAAGACAAAAGTTCTTGAAGAGATGAGCGATGTTCAAGAAATTGTTTCAAATTACAAGTGCAATCCATTTTTAACTGAAGACTATATTAAAATTCTTCTTGATCTTGAACAACAAGATCCCAATTTTTATAGAATCTATACGTTAGGGGAATGGGGGAAACTTGATAATCAAATCTACAGCAATTGGGAGAAGGTAGATTTTTGGACTGCTAATCCTGATGATACTATTTATGGTATTGACTTTGGTTTCAACAATCCTTCAGTTCTGGTTAAAGTTGCAATTAAAGATATGCACGCTTGGGTTGATGAACTAATTTATCAACCTGGATTGACGAATACAGAGTTCATTTCAGCAGTTTCTAAGCATATGAGCAATGAAGATAAAAGAAGAAGTTATGTATTTGCTGATTCTGCTGAACCTGATCGTATAAAAGAGTTTGAAGATGCAGGTTTCTTCATTATCCCAGCAGAAAAAGATATTCATGATGGGATAGATTCAGTTAGAAGGTATAAACTTCATATTAGTGATTCTGCAACAAATACTTTGAAGGAAATTCGTTCTTACTCTTGGAAAAAAGACCGAAAGACTGAACGAATCCTTGATGACCCAATTAAATTCAATAATCATGCTATGGATGCAATGCGCTATGCAATTCATACCTACACAAAAGAGTATTGTAATTTTGGTCCAACTGTGAGATTCATTTAAAGGAGGCTATATATGATTGATACAACGCCGAAACATCTGATCATTTGGGGAAACCTGAATGATCGGGAAAAAGCACAAGTAGTTACTAAATTTGTTCGGGAGAATGGTGTATTTGACATTTTAAACACAGATGTTGAAGAGTTTTTAAAACAAAAGTATGGAAAACGACTAAATCCGAAAGTGATTACAAAGTGATGCCAGAACAAATTTGGGATATGATTAAGTGGGCGGGTATTTTATTCGTTGGGATTAGTAGTGTGGGATTTTGGGTCCAACGCATTATTAGATTTCTAACCGATGATATTAATGTAGAGAAAGAAACCGATGAACAGACTAAGTAAATTACGGCAAACTGCCAATGTAATTAAATCAGGTGCAGGATGGGATGCAATATTTTTGAAGAATTTGAATATCCCAGGTGGTAACGATGCTTTAACTGATCCTTACGTCAAATCTGATTTAGTTTACGTTTGTATTTCAACAACTGCTAAAGCTATTGCCCAGGTTCCTTTAACTGTTGTTGAAAAGAAAGGCAAAGATTGGATTAGAGTACCAGACATTGATCCACTTCAACAATTGTTGGATAAGCCTAACACAGTAAATCCAACAGAATTTGATTTCATCAATACAGTCATAAGTCAATTAATGTTGACTGGTCATGTTTTTATCCTGCCTTTTCCTCCTGGTTCCAAAATATATACAGCTTTATGGATCATTCCAAAAAGTAATATGGAACCTCTTGTAGATGATCGTACAGGACAATTGGAAGGATGGCTTTACAAAGCAAAGGAGAAGGATAAGGGTATTCCTTTGGCTGTAGATGAAGTAGCATCTGTTAAATTTTTTAATCCTCATAGTCCTTTTCTTGGCATGGCCCCAATCGAAGCAGGAAAAATATCAATACGGACAGATTACAAAACTGCCGTTTATAATGAACAATTTTTTGACGAAGGTGCCGTTCCTGGTGGTATCCTGTCAAGTGAGAATAGAATTACGGATAGTCAGTTTGAACGCATTACGAAACAGTTTGAAGACAAGCATAAAGGGTTTATGAAAGGCCATAGGCTTGCAATTCTGGATAACGGTTTAAAGTTCACTCAAACAGGATTATCCCAAAAGGATATGATGTTTCCTGAATTAAAGAAAATGAACCGTGAATCTATTTTGCAAATTTTTGGTATGAAAAAAGTAGTCGTTTCTGTTACTGATGATTTGAACTTTGCTACAGCAAAAACTGAACGAAAAGAGTGGTGGCAAGGCACAAACTTACCTTTGATGGGAATGATTGAAACTGCATTAACAGCGGTTATTTTTAAGAACAATCTAAATCGGAAGATTGTTTTTGATATATCGAATGTTGAAGCACTTCACGAAGATTTTAAAGATAAAGTAGATACTGGTGACAAGTTGTTTAAAATGGGCTTTGCTGCAAATGAAATCAATGCTCGTTTGCAACTTGGATTTGATTCAAAACCGTGGAGAAACTTTTGGTATGTTCCGTCCAACACAGTAAAGGTCAAGCAAGATGGAACAATAGACTTGCTTGGGCCTAATCCAGCATTAGGACCCGGAAATAATGAACCACAAAATACTCCTGCCTCTGGTGAGGAATCCCCAAAATTTTTTGAAATGAAAGATGGTTTTACAAGTGAAGAGGAAGAAGCAGGTGGGAAACGTTGGCGGGAAATCATTGGGGGGAGTGAATTAATCCAATGGGAATTTGAATCAAAGGTAAGGAGAGTTTTCTTTGACATGAGAAAGAAAACTTTGAAGCTTTTAAATGTCAAAGCTGTAAATGATGTTGAAACTGAAGAATACATGGAGGAAAGAAGGAATTTAATTGTATTCATCATTCCTATATATGAAAGAGCATTGCGTTACGGCACTCAATCTCTCGTAGCAGATATTGATACTGCGTTGAACTTTAATTTAAATGACCCACAAATCATTTATTATTTAACGGGTATGCCTTTGAAGCTGACCCGTGTGATAGATACAGTTAAGGATGAGATACGGAAACAGTTGACTTTAGGACTTTCCAAAAATGAAACTGTTAGCCAGTTAGCAGATAGGTTTAGAACGGTTTTTGCTGGAGCAACTAAAAGGGCAATGACAATAGCAACTACAGAGGTCGTGCGGGCTGTAAATTATGCAAGAAGTATTGGAATGCAGAGAACAGATTTTAAGTTTAAAATTTGGTTCACTGCATTAGATGAAAGGGTACGAAGGACTCACAGAGTTATGCACGGAATGAAAGTTCCTGTTGGTCAATCATGGGTATTAGGAAGTGGTTCAACACTACGTTTTCCCGGTGATCCAATGGGGGCTTCTTCAGAAACGATAAATTGTAGATGTATCGAATTACTTTCATTAAGTTAGGAGGATAGAATGTCTTACAAAATTTTGGATAAGGATGGGCATCCGTTGCAGAAAGATGGTAAACAGCTTTTTGCTTCTGATCGTGCTGGGGTTGTTAAGAGTGTGGATTTATCGGCCAGAACGATTACTATTGTTGGAAGTGATGAAACTAAAGATAGGGATGGTGATGTGATTGCTGTCAAGGGATGGGAAATGGAGAATTTTTTGAAGAATCCTGTGTTTCTCTATGCCCATGATTACCGTTCCGTCCCGATTGGTGCGGCTGTTAAGGTTATGAGGAAAAAGAATCCTGATAGGCTTGTTTTTGTTGAAAAGTTTCCGTCAAAAGGAATTTACCCTTTTGCAGATATGATTTTGGAACTTTTTAATGAGAAGATTTTAAATGCTTCGTCAGTTGGATTTATCCCTATAGAATGGGAACCGTTAGACAAAGATACAGACCCGAATGGATGGAATGGAAGGAGATTTACAAAGCAAGAACTTTTAGAACTGTCTGCGTGTCCCGTTCCGTCAAACCCTGCAGCAGTTCAAACCGACGCTTACATTAAAGCGTTTAATGGAAAGAGTGCTTTAGAAGTAATTGAGGAATTACAAGGTAAAGTAAAAGAGGATGATGTTTTAAACGAACTTTTACTTGGAAAAAATGTTGAGTTTGAAGAGGAAACTGGAATTGTTCACCAAGTTCCAAAAAACTTTGAATTGAAGGAGGAAGAAATGGATGAGTTAAAGGAAATTTTGAAGTCCCTTATGGAAAAACTTTCTGAGGTTGATGCAAAAATGTCTGGTATGGAGAAACTTTCTGAAATTGATGGCAAACTGTCAGCTATTCAGGAATCTATCAATAAATCAGCACCCAGTCCTCCCGACAATGGGGCTAATGGTCAAGGGGAAAAAGAACTTTCGGAGGAAGATACGAAAGTACTCAAAACTATCACCGAATCTTTAAAAGAAGCGATAAAATCGCTAAATGTTTAAGTACAAAATAAAAAGGAGAAATTAAATGGACCCGATTAAAGAGTTAGAAGGTTTGATTAAAGAGCTGGCAATCTCTACGAGTTCTGTTGGTGCTCTCAAGCAGAAGCAGGAAGAGATTGAAGCTAAACTGGCGAGTTATGACGAGCTTATGAAACGTGGGTTTGTCGTTCCTCAAGGTCCGGCTGGGAGTTCCCCTGAAGAGCTTAAAGAGTATTTTGGAAATTTTGAACAAGCTCGTCAGGGTAAACGGCTGATGGAAAAGATCACTGGTACTGGTCATAAAATGGACGAGCCTACCCGTCTTGAAGTGGCTAAGTATTTTGTGCTTTTCCTTCGTGCTAATGTTCTTCAGGATCAGGTTGCTATGCAAAAACTGCGGTCTGAGTATGGAACTAAAACCACCACGACTGACATTGGCGATCCTGGCAACGTGTTTGTTCTGCCTGACATCGTTGATTCCGAGATTCTGCATTATGCTCGTGAGTCTTCGGTAATCTTGCGGTTTGCTCGTATGTGGGACATGACTTCCAACAAACAATCGTTCCCGTCTGAAATTGGTGCGGCTGCGGCTTATTGGGGTAACACCACGGTTGAGTCTAACCCGGAGCTGTCTGAAGTCGAACTGGAAAACCTTGAGTTGTCTGCATACTCCGTCGTTCGTAATGACAGTATGCTTGACGCTCGTTCCGACATCGTTTCCTGGCTGACTGAGGCTTTGGCTGAGGCCGTTGGTATGACGATTGATGATGCGGGTTTTAACGGCACTGGTGCCGGTTCTTATGGCGGTGTTTCTGGTCTGCTGTCTGCCGCTTGTGGGTATTCCGTCACCATGTCTGGTTCTACCATGTTCAGCCAACTGTCCGGTGATCATTTGTCTCTTATGATTGCTAAACTGGATGGTTTGCGTAAACAGGGTGCTCAGTATTTTATGAACGGAGCCATTCTGCATTANGTTCGTACTCTGAAGGATTCTCAAGGTCGTCCGATCTTTATGGACAGTCACTATGGTGCTGGTGTGCCTGGGACTATTTTTGGGTATCCTTATAATGAAGTAGTTAAGATGCCTTCTACTACTGGAGCTAATACTGCTTTTATTGTATTTGGTAATATGCGGTGTTTTGGCTTGGGTCGCAGGGTTCAGAATTCTGCTCTGCAGGTTGATCCTTACGGTCTCTGGACTACCAACCGGACTCGTTTTAAGATCTACAATCGGTGGGCCTTGAAGGTAGCGCAACCTTATGGATTCTGCCGTTTGCTGACTAATGCGTAACCAGTTGGTATAGAGAGTGGTGGGGGAGGGTTTCCGGCCTCCTCCCTCCCCCACCCGAAAACATAAGGAGGCTATGGCAAAATGGAGGCCCAAGATGCCAATATTAAAACGAAAAGTAATTCGTCAATCTGACGGAATTGTGATTGAGGAGAGAAATGAAACCACCCCGCAAACCAAAACCGTGTCGGTAATCCCGTCAACAAATTATCTTATTTGTGATAAATGTGGTAAGAATTTAACTGTAAAAAAAGATCATCCCGTTACGATTGAATGTAGTCAATGTGGGTGTCCAACATTTCATACGTCACTTAATTTTACTGCTCAATGTATGAATTGTGGTAAAATTCAGGAAGCCGATAAACGATTTTATGGATACTGCAAATGCAACAACAAGATATGGAACATACTTTAAAGTTGCATTGGGCAGGGGATATAAATGTACAACTTGTAGGTAACTCTTTTGGATACTCCGTTCATAACAAAGAATTATATGACGAAGTAGCAAAACTTGTTGATATATCCGATGAGGCAAGACACTCTGTGATAATCGCCTCCCCGGACTTGTATAAACAGCCAGTTGATGGAAAAGTCAACTGGCTGTTTACCATGAATGAAGCCACAACCCTCCCTCAGTTCTGCATAGATAATATTAGAAAAGCTGATTTCTTGTTCACTCCGTCTACTTGGTGCAAGACTATGCTTGCACAGTATTTTCC